ATTTAAAAAAATATGGTGTAGAATATAATTTACAAAGAAGTGAAATAAAAGAACAATCGAAACAAACTAATTTACAAAAATATGGTGTAGAATATGTTACACAATGTCCTTATATTATGGAAAAGGCCACAAAACATATGTATAAATGTAAAGAATATATATTTCCTTCAGGAAATATAATTAGTATTCAAGGTTACGAAAATCACGCTATTGATGAATTATTAAAACAAGGAATATTTGAAAATGATATTGTAACTGGTTGCACAAATGTTCCAACAATATGGTATTGTAACAAAGAGGGTAAAAAAAGAAGACACTTTGTTGATATTTATATACCAACTCAAAATCTATGTATAGAAGTAAAATCTACTTGGACTGCAAAACTTCACGACGGTAATATTCAACTAAAACAACAAGCAGCAAAAGAACTAGGAATTAATTATGAAATATGGGTTTATAATAAAAAAGGAATTAAATTAGAACATTATAATTAACACGTTTTCCAACGATTTCCACACAAAATACATTGACAAAATATTGTCATTGGCTCGTCAGCTGACCTCGTTTGCATTTGATAATAGGAACATTGTTTGCCCTTACATTTTCTGCACGTATATGTGTCAGTCATTGCTTCAATAGTTTGTTCAAATTTGTTTTTATCTCTGATAATTTTTGCTTTAATAAGTTCTTCCCATTTTTCAGGACAAAATTCTTGATGTGTCATAAAAGCTACATCTTGTGATTTAACTTCGCCGTTATTTACGCTTTTAATTAAGTCATCATTTTTAAGATTTATGTATACACTGCGTAGACGATCAACATAAATTTGAACGAAGAATGGATTATCCCATTTTTTGACAACCTTTTTATTTGTTGCTTCTTTAAGAGCCCAATTATGAACCCCTTTTTCTAAATTTATCGCATATTTTTCTTTTTCAAAATATACCGCTAATTTTACGCGAATATTTTTTCTAAATAGCTCAGGGTTTTCAATCTTACGTTGTGACATTCTTATCTAAATATAATAATACATATTATATTTAAATTATAATCAATTTTATTTATTAATTAAAATGATTTTGTTACATTATTGAATATATGTTATATTATTCACAATCACTTTCAATATAAGATTCTTCCGATAATTCTGAACCGGGGTCTTCTAATTCAATCTCATCCTCGGTATCACTATTACTTTTACTCACTTCTGATACTATATCTTCATCCGATTCCAAATCTTCTTCGGTTTCACTATCAACCACAAACCCGTCTTTCAAGTAACCGCCTTTTTTTGTTTTCATATTAGTTGGAATACTTTCCAATTCATCTTCTTCATTTTCGTCTTCTTTACATGTTAAACTTAAATCCTCGAATCCACCAAACAATTTTTCGTATATTTTATTCCATAATTCAAGTGTTAAATTTATATGACATTTATTAGTAAAGTGTCCTTCTGGGATCATTCCAACTAATGCGCAAGAACCAAAATATAATTGTTTATCAACTGGAGGAGGGAAATCGTATTTATTTTCCATATTTGCCTTACCATTTAATTTTCCATACATTTGAACTAACAAACGTTGCCCATCTATCTTAACAGGCCATTCAACCTGTAAATTAAACCCATCCGATTTTTTAAATCCACACTTTTTATAAAGCTCTTCAACATTATAGACCTTTACCGCAAGTGTTTTTAATGACCCACCTTTATCAACAATAATAATAGTCACTGATTTTTGACTCATAATATATTTAATATATTATAGTTTTATATTGTTTTAAAAGCTATATATTTTTATTAGTTTATTAAAAGTTTTTTATTAGTTTATTAAAAGTATTTAATTAATATGTATTATATAGGCTAATCTAATCTTTTTCTATATTATGTTATCTTGGATTATACAAATTTCTTTAATTTCAATAATATTTATTTTTTTGGTTCATCATATATTAATGTTTTTTAAAAGTACGTTAACCGTTCCAAAAATCAAAGATTTAGTCAATTCTCCAAATCAAAAATATCAAAATATATATGATACCATTTCTAATAATTCTAATAATTCTAATAGTTCTGCTGGATATACAGATATTGATTTATTACCTAGCGATACAACTGAATTCTCCAAAATGAATTCAATGAAAAATGAGTTAAAATCGTTTTTAAAAAAACAATTAAACGGGAACACTGAAAATGTAATGGGAATGGATTTTACGCCAGAAAACATTTCAACATTTTAATAAAATATACTTAAAGACATAAATACATATTAATATATCATTCCATTATGTTTAGTGAAGAAGTAATTAATAAAATTATGCGAAATTTTCCTAAGTTTGAACTTTGTTATGAGAAAATAACACATAAGAAAGTTCTCGACTCAAGTGCTATTCTAGCTATTCCTGAGGGAAAAAAAGGGTTTGCTTGGTTTACAAGTTATAAAGGTAATTGTATTTGTTTATTGTTAAACATTAATGAAAATAATCAATTTACTGATATTAAACAACTAACAACCAGTTTTACGGATAATTTGTCTTTAGGATCAGGTACTATCTTTTATGGAACATCTATTAAAAATAAACCCTATTATTTTTGTGTTGAAGATATGTATTATTATGCTGGTAAATCCTATTATAATTATTCGTATTATTCAAAATTAGAAAAATTAAAGGATATATTTAAATACGAATTATTACAGATTGCTTTAGTTGATAAATATACTATTTTTGGTCTTCCATTAATTTTTAATGATTTACAATTGCTTGTAAAAAATATTCAATGTTTACCTTATAACATAAGTGATATTAAATTTCGTTTTTTTGAAAATGACAAATCAAAAAAAATACTTTATATGAAATATTTTAAACCCGGTTCACAAAAAAAAGAAAACCATTTACAAAGGAGAGCTATATTTAAAATTATTCCCGATATTGACCCCGACATTTATCATTTGTTTGTATATAAAAATGGCATAGAAGAATATTATGATATGGCATTTATTCCCGATTACAAAACCAGTGTATTTATGAACAAATTATTTAGAAATATTAAAGAAAATGCAAATTTAGATGCAATTGAAGAAAGTGATGATGATGAAGAATTCGAAAATAATAGAGAAGATAAATATGTTTATTTAGATAGACATTTTAAATTGGTTTGTGAATATAATAGTAAATTTAAAAGATGGGTTCCTATAAGTTTAGCTGGTGAAAATGACAAAATAACAACTTATAATATGATTATATAATTATACATTTATAAATTTAAAATTCTTATTAAATATTGTATAAAATAATATAAATATATTTTATAATATTTATTATAGAATGAACAGAGTTGAACAAATAAACAGAGTTGAACAAATGAAAACAATTCAAAATGAGGCATTAGAATTATTTACCAAAAAAAATATTGATTATGGTGATGCATTTGCCAAATATGGAGTTATTGGTGTTTTAATGCGGATAGAAGATAAATTACAACGTTCTATGTCTATAACAAAAAATGGTGTCAATTTAATAAATGATGAAGGAATTAGAGACACCTTAATTGATTTACATAATTATTCAGCAATGGCTTTAATTTTATTAGATGAATAATCGGGTTCCTATAAGTTTAGCTTACAAAAATAACAACTTATAATATGATTATATGATTATATAAATATATTATATATGACAAAAACAAAAAAACATAAACTTCATAGAAAAAAAAATATAACATATAAATTGTGTAACATACCTAGTTCTAATAAAGATATAAACGCAGAAATAAGCATTACATCATTAAAACATAATTTAAACTTTTTAAAAAATAAATGTAAAACAGATATTATGCCTGTATTAAAAGCAAACGCTTATGGACATGGAATCATACAATTGTCCAAAATTTTAAGGGAAGAAAATATAAAATATTTAGGAGTTGCTACAGTTGGAGAAGCTATTTTTCTTAGGAAAAATGGCGATAAAGGTAGAATATTAGCATGGTTATATGATGTTAAAAGTTCAGAATTAAAAGATGCGTTTAATTTAGATATTGATATCGCCATTTTTGATGAAACACACATTAAACAAATTGAACAAATGGTTCCTAAAGGTAAAAAAGCTAAAATTACCATTCATGTAGATACTGGAATTAATAGGGCGTCTATTTCTTATGATAAAGCATTTCAGGCAACAATCGATGTAAATAATAGTGATAAGTTTGAATTGGTTGGGTTAATGTCACATCTAGTTTGTTCTGAAATTAAAAATTGTCCCGTTGTTATTAAACAATTGAGCAAATTTAGAGAATTAAGAAAAAAACTTGAAGAAATAGGAATTAAACCACCTCTAGTTCATATTGCAAATACAGGAGGATGTCTCAATTATGATGTATCTGATTTTACATTAGGAAGACCCGGCATAGGAATTTATGGATTGTCGCCTGATAATAAACCTAACAAAAATTTAATACCTATTATGACTTTGAAATCACCAATAATTCAAATAAAAGAAATAAATAAGGGAGATGGTATTGGTTATAATCATAAATATATTTCTCGACATAAAATGAAAATAGGCGTTATTCCTATTGGATATGCTGATATTTTACCGCGTTCAACATCACTAAAATTATACTTATTTGTTAATGGCAAAAAAAGAAAAGTATTAGGAATGATAAGTATGGATCAAATAGTAATTGAGGTAAAAAATAATGATAAAATAGGAGATAATGTAATAATTTTTGGCGATGGAAAGAATTGCAAACAAACTGTATATGATCTAGCATATAAAGCAAAAATGATTGTATATGAAATTGTATCACATGTAGGAAATAGAGTTAACCTAGAATATATTTAGCATATTAGGATATTAAATCTTATGATAATATATAATGAATCCGTTTTCTATAGGAAATGTAAACAATTTTCCATTAAATAATGTAAATCCTGCCTTTGTTAATGTAGATGGATCAAACGCAAGTAGTTTTCTCGTATCTAGTAAAACTATACCAACCGGACCTCATACATTGCCTGCTCCTGGTAATAATATCCTAAGTGCAGCAGGAATATTCCCTTATTCACAAAAAGGAGGAAAAATAAATAAGAAAAAAATAAATAAAATCTCACGAAAATATAAGATGAAAGGTTCAAAAAAAACAATTAAAAAACGCGTTCGGAAAATGAAAAAACATTGTCGCTCAAGATATGCCAGAAGAATGTCTAGACGATCACGTCATTCTAGAAGATCACGTCATTCTAGACAATCACGTTATATGAAAGGCGGTGCGATGACAACCCCTAATTATCCTCCTGGTTATACCCAATTTCTAAATAATAATGGCAGTTTATCAAATACTTATTCTGTTGGTAGTTTGTTATCTGCTGGACAAAGTGCTTTAGCAAATCCTCCTCCTTTTCAACATATTACAGGTGCAAGTGTTCCAGATAATTTAAATCGAAATTCTCCAAATGCTTACGGCAATAATGTAGGCTCTGGTTTCCCAAGCAGAGGATGGTTTTAATGCAAAATAAAATTGAATTATTTTTTTTAAGTTAATTAAATACTATTATTAACTTAAAATGTCTTGCGACTATTATATTCAATCTGATTTAGTTATTATCTATATCGATTCAAATAATAGATCGTCTAAAACAATTACGAATCGAAATTTGAAAAAAATACATTTAACAAACATTCCTGGGTTTGATTCGGATGATGATGAAGAAAGTCAGAAAATAAAATATAATGAAGCATTACAAACATTTATTAAAACAAATAATTATAAAAAAAGTATTTATAAAAATGAAGAGTGGATTAAAAAATCATATAAAAAACGATATTTAAAAGATCTACGATATCTCTGTCCTGGTATTGTAAAAATTGTTGATATTTATAAAAATTATTCAACATTAGAGCGAAATTTAGATGTATTACAATTCTAATATTATTTTTTTATTTTTAATAGACATACACCAGAAGTTACTTTATTTGTGTCATTGTTATCTTCTTCATCAGATGAAGACGAATTTGTCTTTAATTTATTACACATGTAGTCATTTTTTTGACAATTATACATATTTTTATCATAATTATAGCTATCACATTCAAATATATTATAATTTTGTTTTTTATAATATGTCTTTCTTTTTAACCATTGTTTCTGAAATACATTATGATTGTCTTTGATGTCATAAATAATTGGACTTGAAAATGCGTGCTTTGCGCGAAGAATTCTTCCTACAGACTGAACAATATCTGTTTTTGGAGTGATTAAAAATTCAGCATTTAAGCTGGGAATATCAAGAGCTTCGCTAGCCATTGAAAAACTTGCTAGTACTACTTGCTTTTTTTCTGATTTTTTTAATTCACATTCTTTCATTCCACCAACATAATATCCTACAGACACTATATTTTTACACACTATTTTATTATAAATATAATGTAATACATTTAAATTATGAGATAAAATAAGTGTTTGTAATTGTTCTAATGGTTTAACATATGGATTTTCTATATAATTCTGCTCATATTTCAATCGTTTTCTACAATTTGGACATTTAGGAATATTTTTTTTATATATTTTTTTTCCATCTTTATCAAGTCCAATAAATACCGGAATTTCAGCTATTGATTCAATTTCTTGCACACAGGGTAAGCAATATTGTATTGTGTCACAACATGTATTTTTTATTAAATAATTTTTATTTTCTAAACAAATTTGACATTCTGGATTTTTTAAATTCATTTCTTTTTTATGACTTTCTATTATATTTTTTTCAATATTATCTACTTCTATAAAATCAGTTAATATTTTAATAATAAATTCAGTTCTATTATTATAACTACATAATTTACTTATCATTGTGCTTATTTGAGGGTTTCCTTTCCAATCCAATACTGTTTCATTAAATTCTTCATCATTAGTTTTAAATGTAATTGCTCTTACTTGAACATTATTTTCATCTTTTCTTTCAACTTTATGAACAACTTCACCTAGAAACATTTTAAATACTTTTGTTGTTCCGTCTTTACGAATCATTGTAGCACTTAATCCTAACATATATTTGGTGACAATTTTAAAAAGGGCATTTGAAAATGTTTCACTTGAAATATGATGAACTTCATCAATAATTGTAAACCCGAAACAATCAAATAATGTTGATGGATATTCTTTAATAACTAAACTTTGTAACATACATATAACAATATCTTTACCTTCAATATCAATTATTTTACCTTGAATTTTTCCTATTTTAGCGGTAGGTATAAATTGTTTAATACGTTCAATCCATTGATTCATTAAAAATTCTTTATGCACAATTACCAATGTCTTTTTTTGTAATTGTGAGCATACATATAAAGAAGCTGATGTTTTTCCCCACGCACACGGGAGTTCAAGTAGTCCGCCAAGTGTTGTCTCATTTTTAACGTAGTCTATAAACTTATTTACCACAGGTTCCTGGTAATCTCTCAACGTTCCTTCAAATTTTAAATCAATATCGTCTCCCTCTGTAATTTTTATTATTTTGGCTGGTCCGAACAATTCTTCACCAAAATAACGCGGTAAATACAGTTTTTTATCGCTTTCTCTGTAAGCCGGAAATGTTTTTTGAACCTGTACTGGCGACCCAGGCACATATGGTTTCACCATTAGCATCTCTTTTAATGCAAATTGTTCTTTAATAGATAATTCTTTTTTAAGTATGGTATACCCTTTATTACCAAGGTATGTATTTAATGTTTGAGACCATACATTTGTTTCTTTTATAACCATTTGGATATAATATTTATTAAATTGTATTTAGATTGTTTATTTAATACAATTATTGATTGATATTATATAATCTTTAGAAAAATGAAGCTAAAATTTGCTATTATACTTTTTTATAAAGTATATTTTTTTTTAAAGTATAATATATATGATGGATTATTTTAATAAAAAACATATGCCAGAACTTGTGCTATCTGCATTATTTGTTATATATTTAGTAATTGGATATCAAGTTCCAGACGGAGTAGCCACGATGATTGATTCAACCCTGGGGAAAATTATTGTTTTATTAGTAGCATTAATGTTGTTCGCATATTCTAATCCAGTTTTAGGTGTTTTGGCTTTGTTAGTTGCATATCAATTAATTAAAGGCGCTTCAATCAAAACAGGAATGGCTGGTTTAGAAGAGTATTACCCAACAGAAGCCAAAAAATGGAGCCCATTTACACCAACCCATCAATTTCCTTATACTTTAGAACAAGAAATTGTTAAAAATATGACAACACAGAAATTCAACACTGAATATGTTAAGGCACCATTTCGACCTATTTTAGAGGATACTTACGACGCGTCGCCTTTAACCGCCTAAACGGGATTAAGAACATTCACTGGATTAAGAACATTGACGGCAATAGAATTACCCCCCTTTGACGGAATATATTTTATTGTATATTTTGTTGCATATAATAATATTATAAATATTACAGATCCAAGAAAATACTTTACATATTGATTATTTAACCAATCGCCCATTTGATAACTTCCTGTACCCGTATCTGTTATTATTTCTACTTTATCATCCGATGAACCAACCGGTTGACAATCTATATATATTTGACCATCTGAATTCCCCATTGATGGCCCTTTTTCATTATAAAATAATTTTGCACCTGTTTTTACGCTATATGGATTACTTGTTATTATTGCTTGTAATTTTGTTAATGACCCGGGCATTATATCTAATGAGGCCTCAACCGGAGAAAACACTATATAATCAACCCTTTCTGAACATGGATTATATGGCTCCGTAGCTGAATATGAATAAAATGGTTTTTTTGGAACTAATAATTCCAAATTAAAGTTTGTTATATTCACACTTGTATTATCTCCGTCTGCTGGAGCATTTGAAGCAACCGTATCTATCAATGTTTTAAAAAACAAAGCACTATCACTTGAAGTATTATTGCTTTTTATTGGAACACAAACTAACAAAGGTTTAGAACCCATATTGGATGTATGAACTACTATTAACTCTCCCTCTGTTTTTGTATCATTATACGAATGCAATGAAGGAGTATATAATCTTAATTCTTGCACATCATATCCAATTGCATTATATATTACAGGAGGTGATGAAGATTTGTCATATGATATTGATATATATTCACCTCTATTTGTTGCATTACACGAACTATCATTATATTTAAACCTATATGAACATTTTAGACTACAATTATTTGTTATTTTTGATATACTTATATCTATTGGCGCTGTAGCATTTGGACAACTCATTTATATTATACTTTTAAAAAAAAGTATAATAAAATACATATAAAAAATTGAAATATATTTTTCATACTAACACTTTTTAAATAAATATTCAAATGAATAACAAAATTTATCTCATTTTAATTTCAATTTTAATAATTTTATTGGTTGTTACCTTATTATGGCTTTATTGTTTTTGTTGTTGTTATGTATGCGAAAAAAAACGTAATCGTAATTCATTGTTAGAGAATAATCTTAGAGAAACTATTATATGATTAAATACATTTTTCTAAATGTATAATTTTCTAAATGTAATGTAATATATGAAATTAACTAAATCTCGTTTACAAAAGATTATCCATAATAAAGGCAAACAAACCAGAAAAAAATATAAACAAACTAACAAACATTTTAAACATAATAATACATTATATAAACGCAATAAACCCTTTAACTTACGTAATACAACCGTTAAACAAATGTACTAAACCGTTTATACAAACGGCAAATACTTAATCGTGTCATTTTCATAAACGGTTACTCTAAATGGTTCATTATAACCTTCGACATAAATTGTATCCCCATCAAATATTTTATCAACACCATAATCATTTAAGGCACTTTTTCCTTTAAATGTTATCGGCAATTTTACATTATTGTGTTGATTTGATATCGTATAGTATTGCCATTTATCTCTATTTGTAAATAGTGGTCGTCCCATTAAGGATAAAATATTATCCTTTGATGCTCCATTTAACGGAGTAATTATTCCCATTTGACGATACGATGTATCAACCGACCCTATGTTAGTTGACACATTTATTGGAACCATATTTCGCATTGCTAATGGTGTCATATTTGCAACTAAATAACGCTCATCTCTATATGGAGCCGCATAAGGATCCAATAGCACATCCTTTGATAAATGTAAGTCATTTGATAAATTATTATATGGCCAACTCGGCAACAAATTGTTTAACCAACCACTACTAGTTGACATCTCTTTACTAGCTATATCATTACTAGTTATATCATTATTTATTGTAACACTTCTGCTATTTGAATTGCTATTAGAATAAATAAAAGACACTAGAACTAACAAAATAATAAAAAGTAGAAGCAATGTAACGTTTTCAACACAAATCACCCCTGGTGGACATTTTTTCATTAATATATTATGTTATTAAAATATATTAATCCTATTGTTTTTTATTAGGCGCTATTATTGGAGCATTACCTAAACCACTTATACCTTTTAATGAGTTACTTAATCCACCAATATCAAAATCCTTTAATAAATTTTGAGCACCTTCTAATACAGGAACCATATTTTGCATTGTATCAAATAAATTTTGTTGTTGTTCCATTAATTTTTTCGTATCCTTTGTTAGTTCTTTAATATTATCACTTCCCAATATATTATCTAAATTTTGATATGATTGCTCAATTGTAGCAGCATAATCTAACCGTGGCCCAAAGTGCTCCGATTTTGTAAAATTTTTCTTACCACCAATTTTTTCTCCAACACCTTCCGGACCCTCCTCATTTGATGTATTTAAATCGGAATTATTCATATCTACTATTTTTTTAGAACTATTATTCTTTATTTCTTTTTTTTTTAGCTCTGCTTTTATGGTTTCATCGCTATTCGTTTTCTTTACAATATCTATAGCATCTGCCATTTCAGGATCACTATCTCCAATGTTACTTAATGCTTTTTCCGTTGTTTCGTCCGTTCCTGATTCCGTTGTTTCATTTTCTAAACCTTCTCGCATTTTTCTGTTAAACATTAAAAAATTCGTTGATATTACAGCTATTAATAATATTACTGTCATATTTTTACTAAATTGATATGTTATTAAACTCACTAATCCAAAAAATATAACCGCTCTTGTTTGATTTGTAACTAAATAACCCAATACATTTGTCGCTGATAGAAATACCATAAAATACAAAAAGTATTTGTTAGTTAATAATTTTGAAGATTCTGTCACAAAACTCATACTATATATTATATTGTTTTAAAAAAAATTGAATAATTGTTTTAATAAACAATATAATATATATATTATTATGCAATCCCAGCCTACTATCAAAAAAGAATGGCATTTAATGTTATGCGAATTACATTTGCCTACAATGCACGGGAAAACAAATGACAGTGATCCTAATATTGAAACACATTATTTAATTCACGATTTATATAACCCTACTGAACTATACGAGACATATGATTCTGATGATTCCGATGATGAAGATGCGTCATATAATAGAATACATAATGCAATCAATTATCTTCAACAAAAATATGTATATATAACTTATGAATTTGACCCCGTATTTCATAATCACCCAACAATAAGAAATTATTATAAAATTGTTTCTAATCCTAATTATATTCAACCAGAAATTGGACAATATATTATCTTACCAACACTCGAAGCTGTCGCCGTTTTAAAAACATTTTGGATTAGAATTATCCAACGAAAATGGAAAAAAATATTCAAACAACAACAACATATTATTAAAGAAAGATGTAAATTACACAGTTTACAATTTCGACAAACCACTGGATATTGGCCTACACATTGTAAACATTTTCCTACATTAAAAGGAATGTTATACAATCTTTAAAATAAGTTATTTTCTTGATCTTCTTTTTGTTCTTGAACTTGATTTTGACCTTGATCTTGGTTTTATTTTAGTTTTTTGATTTGTGCTGCTATTAATTTTTGAAGATGAATTTGATAAAGGGTTTGATAAAGGGTTTGATAAAGGGTTTGATAAAGATTTTGATAACAGTTTTGCTGAAGGATCATTATAAGTGTAACCGCCTTTTTGATTTTTTTTCATACGGTTACGAGATCCAAGGTTACGAGATCCAAGGTTACGAGATCCAAGGTTACGAGATCCAATGTTTTTATGTCTCTTTTTCATCGTTTTACTTTTACGCTTTCCTCCTTTAGTTATATCTGGTATTATTAAATTGTTTTTTGTTAAAATGTTTTTTATATCTTCTTTCTTTTCTTTATCACTAATTCTTTTCATTCTTATTTTTTCATCTTCGCTTATATTAAGTGTGTTTACAAAATTCCTCATTTCCACAGGGGAATCTAACAACATTTTTTCAAGGTTTTTATAATTTTTCTCAGCATCATAAGGGGGTGGTGTCGTTCCTGTTGTTGATGCTGTTCCGTTAATTCCAGTTATAACATCATTTAAACCAGTTTGTATTGAATTTAATAAACCGGTGTAATCTGTAAAACTAGTATTTGATGTATCATTTATTTCTTCAATTTTGGCTATTTGATCAAGTAATATTTTATTAACACTTTCTAAATTTTGAATTAAGTTGTTTTGTGTTGTTTTTAAATTATTCAATTCATCAGTTGCTTGTTTTTCATTGCTATTTGCTTCATCAACCTGTCCCGTTAACGTTTGTATTTGGTTTTCGAGTTCTTGTTTTTGTTGTGTAAGATTAGCAATTTGTTGATCTGTTTGTTCTTGTTGTGTTGTTTTATCTGCTAATTCTCTATTTATTTGAGATATTTCGTCATTTAAATTTGCAATTTCTTGTGTTAATGTTTCTTTTTCACTTGTAATTGTAGCAATTTGACTTTGTAAATTACTAATCTGATTAGTTGCATCTGAAAGACTAGTTTGTAAATTGGCTAGCTCTTTTTTTGTAGTATCTAATTCAATTTTTGCTGCATCTAAATCAGTTTTATTTTTTTTTAATTCTACTAAGTTTGGTTGAAAGTTTATAATTTGTTGATTAATCGCATTCAACCTTTGTTTTAATTCTGTATTATGGTTATTATTGTTTGTCATTAACTCCTGTATTTTTGTATTAATTTTATTTCCTTTATCATTTATTTGATCAAATATATTAGTAAATGGATCACTCGACATCTATATATTATTATTTTATTTTATCTAAAATAACTTTTATTCAATTAATTCATCTAACTCATCCTTAACTTTATCAATTTCTTTAATAATATCTCTTTGGTCGTGTTTTGCCACTCTAAGCTGGTCATCTACTAGTTTTTCGGTCTTCATTAAATCATCCATATATTCCTCAAGTAGTAAAAGTGCATTATATTGTTGTTGTTTTTCTTTAACAATATACTGATAATATTTTGAATAGTTTTGTTTCACATCACTTAAATAGTGATTAACCTTATATTTTTTATCTAAATCCTTTTTCTTTTTAATTAAAAGCCTTTTTTTATTTTTTATTTCCGTCTCAATTTGTAATAAGTGTAAGTCTCTTTCACCCAATGGCACCTTCATTCTTATTTTATTAAGTTATTAAATTTTTATGAATTTAATATATATTATGAAATAAATATAAAATCTATAGTATATATACTTTAGGATGGCGAAGAATACTACAGAACCTTTATTGATACCTGACGATAACAGATTTGTGATGTTCCCAATTAAATACCAGGATATATGGGATATGTATCAGAAACAAGTTGATTGTTTTTGGCGCCCTGAAGAAATCGATTTATCTAAAGATTTAACCCATTGGGAAGCTCTCGAAAAAAATGAACAATACTTTATTTCTATGATCTTGGCTTTTTTCGCCGCGTCAGATGGAATTGTTTTAGAAAATTTGGCCGAAAGATTTATGTCGGATGTTCAGGTGTCAGAAGCAAGGGCATTCTATGGATTTCAAATAGCTATGGAAAATATTCATAGCACAACCTATAGTATCCTAATTGAAACATATATTAAAGACAAAGAAGAAAAACATAAGCTATTTAATGCTATATCCAATTTCCCTTGCATTAAAAAGAAATCCGATTGGGCTCAAAAATGGATTCACGATAAACGATCCAGTTTTGCTACGCGTTTAGTCGCATTTGCTTGCGTTGAAGGCATCTTTTTTAGCGGGGCTTTTTGTAGTATTTTTTGGCTTAAGAAACGCGGTTTAATGCCCGGGCTAACCTTTAGTAACGAATTGATCTCACGTGATGAGGCTCTTCACTGCGAATTTGCGGTGCTATTGTATTCGAAACTTATTAAAAAAATGGACAAAACTCGCATTCACGAAATTATTAAAGAAGCCGTCGAAATTGAAACAGAATTTATTTGCGATGCATTACCGTGCAGAATTATCGGTATGAATTCGGACCTTATGACGCAATATATTCAGTTTGTCGCCGACCGTTTATGCGTTCAACTTGGTTACAAAAAGATTTATAATGGTAGGAACCCTTTTGATTGGATGGAAATGATTAGTTTAGAGTCTAAAACGAACATGTTCGAGAAATCGATATCTGAATATGCTTTGGCAAATAAAACGATATCTGATAACGATTTCGAGTTTATAAATGATTTTTAGTTAAATTGAAATATTATATTGTGTTATAATGTGTTATAATGTGTTATAAAATTTTAACTTAAAGACAACATTATATAAATAATTATAATGCCAAAACATCAAACGGATTACTCTAAAACAATTATTTATAAAATTTGTTGTAAAGATCCCAATATAACTGATATTTATATTGGTCATACAACTAATTTTATTCAAAGAAAAAAACAACATAAAACTGCGTGTAATAATATAATTTGTAATATATATGTATACCAGTTTATAAGATGTTATGGAGGATGGGATAATTGGTCAATGATACAGATAGAAGAACACAATTGCAAAGATAGAAGGGAAGCAGAATCTATTGAACAATATTGGATTGAAAAAACAGGAGCATCATTAAATAAAAATAAACCATATGCTATGTGTAAAGAAAACCCCCAATTATATAAAAAAAATTGGTATGAAGAAAAAAAAGATTATGTTTTAGTTAAGGCAAAAAAACATTACGAAGAAAATAAAGAAGAAAAAATTGAATATCAAAAAGAATACGCACAGGAAAACAAAGAAAAAATTTCAGAATATCAAAAAGAATATATGGAAAAAAATAAAGAAAAATTAAAAGAACAAAAAAAAGAATATAAAGCAACACATAAAGAAGAAACAGCAAAGGCACAGAAAGATTGGAGAGAAGCGAATAAAGAAAAGTTAAAAGAAGAGAGAAACCAAATTATTCAATGTGAATGTGAAAAATCATATACATTTGGAAATAAAAATAGACATTTTAAATCAAAAATTCACCTTTTATATTATGAAAAAATAAATAATCCAGAAAAGTTTTGTCAAGAGATTAGCGAAGAAGAAATGTTAAAACAAAAAGAAGAAAAACGACTTAAATTAAACCAACAACAAAAGGAATATAGAGAAACTCATAAAGAACAAATTCAACAATATAAAAAACAGCATTATGAAACGCATAAAAAAGAAGTTTTGGATAAATATAAAATATATAGAGAACAAAATAAAGAAAAAATAACAGAACAACAAAAAATATATTTTGAAGAAAATAAAGATAAAATAAGGGAGAGAAAAAATGAATGGTATCAAAATAATAAAGAAAAAATACTTGAAAAACAAAAGGAGTTGTTTATTTGTGAATGTGGTTCTGAAATTCGTAAGTCAAGTATACGTGAACATCATAATAGCACAAAACATCAACATTTTATACAATTAAATAATGCTTAACTTTTTTTAATCAATCATTAAGATTTTATACCTATATGTTGTAATCGCCTTTTTATATTATTATATTTAATTATACTTAAATATGATATCTTCAAAATTATGCGGAGGTTTAGGCAATCAATTATTTCAAATTTTTACGACCATTTCTTATGCTATAGAAAATTCAAAACCTTTTTTCTTTTTAAATAATTATCAATTAGGTAACGGTTCCAACGGGTCAACCATACGATATACCTATTGGAATACATTTTTGTCAGCTTTACATCCGTTTTTAAGAAATATAAATGAAATACCACAATTAACATATATAACAGAAAATGACTTTAAATATCAAGTACTACCTATAAATTCAACAAGTACTAACACTTTGTTAGTTGGTTACTTTCAAAGTCCAAAATATTTCAATAATTATAAAGAAACCATATATAAATTGTTAAAAATTGATTTAAAGAAATCAATCGTAAAAAATAAGATTTACATCGATTTTAATGAAACAACTTATATTTCAATGCATTTTAGATTTGGGGATTATAAAAAGTATCCAAATATATATACATTATTAACGGAAACATATTATAAAAATGCGTTAAATTATATTAAAGGAAATGGACTTAAAGAATATAAAGTCTTATATTTTTGTGAAAATGATAGCGTAAATGAAGTAAACGAAATAATTGATAGTTTAAAACCCTATTTTCCACAAATAAATTTTATTAGAGCAGATCCACAATTAGAAGATTGGGAACAAATGTTATTAATGAGCCTGTGTCAACACAATATAATAGCAAATAGCACATTTAGTTGGTGGGGAGCATATTTAAACACAAATCCAGAAAAAATAGTATGTTATCCAGATCAATGGTTTAGTCCAGAGGCTAAAAAATATACATCAGATTTATTTTTGGATGATTGGAAAAAGATACCAATAACCTAATTATTTTTTATTTTTATTTATGGTCACGTGTTTACTAACATTTGATATAATTTTATCAATATTTTTATCTGTTTCTTCCTTATCAATTCCGCACATAGAATTACTTAATATTTGTAAATATAGGTTATTTTTCTTTGAATCTGATTTTTTACAGTCAGGATATTGGTCACTCCATTTAGATATTTGTTTTATATTTTGATTAGCAATCACCTTTATAGCATTTGTTAGTATAGTTTTATTATCATCTTCTTTATTCCAAATATTATTATGTTTAATATATAATATTTGCCTTTTATTATCAGAACAATGAATAGGTCTATCATATTCTCCTAATCGCTTAAGATTTTTAAGAATAATATTGGATATACCTTCAATGTAACCTTTTCGTCCAGTGTATTCAAGGTCTTCCAAACTTAATTTGATACTATCGACAAACTCATCAATATTCATTGCATTTTTACATGTTTCGTTTAAATAAAAACTCAGGTTAAATGTGTTGTTATTTTCAGAATTATTAATTTGAGTATTGTTAGTTATATTGGTGTTAGTATTGGTGTTAGTATTGTCACAGAGTTTATTAATTGTAGTATTTTGTTGTAATATAATATTAGTTAATTCTTTGTTCTGTTCGATGATTTTTAATACCAATTCTGGTGTGATTTCGTTATTGGATATTATTTTATCAGTTTTATGTAGATCACAACTTTTTTTATGATTTGACAGACCTCTATTATATTTATAAACGTTACCACATATACATTGAAATCCTTTGGATTGCTCAATTTGCTCAATATTTGCCGCTGAAAACCTTTTTTTGTGTTTTCTAGTTAACATATGACGATCATAATTTAGTTTTCGTGACGTATTATAGTTACACGTTTTACATAAAAATAAATTACTCAATAAATACTCATTTTCCTCAATTTTTTCCTCTTCAAATTCCATAATATACACAACTATAAATATCTTTAAGTTTTTTATATAAATATATAAAATTTTTATCGTAACACTTTTTTCTGTTGAAAAATGGAAATGAGAGCATTCTCGTCACAAGTGGTCTTCTCTGTGTTTTTTTGGAAAAGTGATTTAGGTTCTCAATATTGGACAAAATAAATGTCCATTTTCGAAAACCTAATTTACTTTTGGCTTTTTAAAAATATCCAAGAATATAATATATTAAAACTACTTAAAGAACCGCCGATTTATCTATGATAACTTCTTTCGCAATATTGCTGATGATTTTATCAATATTTTTAAAACTTTCTTCTTCTGTTGATCCATTCATTGAATTACTAACAATTTTCAAATATAAATTGTTTTTCTTCGAATCTGATTTGGTGCAATCCGGATGTTTATTTCGCCAATTTTGTATTTGTTTTATATTTTCATTTGCAATCACCTTTATTGCCCGTTTAAGTATTGGTTTATTCTCATTTTCTTTTTGCCATTCATTGTTATCTTTAATATAAAATACTTCACGTTTCGCATCTGAACAATGGATTGGTCTAAAATCTTGCTCTAAATTATTAAGACGTTTTAATATGATTTTTGATATACCTTCAATATAACCTTGTCTTCCAGTATTTTCCAATTCTTCTAGATTAACTTTGATTGAACTAACAAATTCATCAATATTCATAGCATCTTTACACGTTTCATTTAAAAATATGTTTAAATTAAATGTTTTGTTATCATTGTTAGTTGTTTTGTTTATATTTGTAATATTGTTATTGTTATTGGTGTTATTAATAATCCCATTCTTAAGTAGATCCATTAAATCTTTATTTTGTGTTAGTAATAGGTTAATTATACTGTCTTTATCTTTTGAATCATTTACTATAGGCTTTTCATACTGGCATTTTTTTTCATGATACCACAAGCTGTTTCGTGCTTTATATTCTTTATCACATTTTTTACATCTAAACAAAGGTGTTGAAAATGTTATTTGTTGTTGTAGTTTTTGTTGTTGTTCGATTTCTTGTTCTAAATTGTCCAAAATTGTTCTATGTTTATGTTTTGCAGTTGATAAATGTATAGCATAATTACTTCTTTTATAGCATATAAAATGACAAATTTTACAACTATATTTTACGGCATTTTCGGAATTTTTTTCCATTCAATTCTATTCTATTTATAGAATAAAAAATGCCTAAATCCTTTTTATATAAATATATATAAAAATAATTATGGTAACACTTTTTTTCATAAAAAAACGAAAATGAGAGCATTACCGTCACAATCGTCATTTGCGCATCGTTTTTCTAAAAGTAGGATTGACTTTTCAAAATTGGACAAAAATAAATGTCCAAAAATGAAAACCTAAATCACTTTTTGGAAAATTTGAAAAATCCAATATATATTAATTTTAAAACTACTTAAAGAACCGAAATATATTATTTGTAAAACTACTTAAAGAACAGATACTACATATTTTGAAAACAACTTAAAGAACCGAATATATATATTAGTAAAACTACTTAAGGAAAAAATATGAATTTTGTAACTCCAAAAATGAAGATTATAATTATTACAAGTGTTTCTTATGGATTTGTTTCGGGATTTTGTGTTGGATGTTTGCCCAATAAGCTTTCTATTAAGTTTGACGATAAAAAATACAATTCTCTGCCAATTCCATTAATATCAGGCGTAATTTGTTCATTAGGATTAATATTTTCACCATTATTAATCATAAATTATTTTTGTAATGGTATGTATTTTGACAAATTAATTGATAAATATGACATTGATATAGAAAGATATCACCAATATGATGGTAAAAATAATAAGTATGCGTTTCCATCATTATTAATTTTAAATATAAAAACGAAAATAATTAAAGAAGCAACCGTTGAAACATAAACCAATTGTCGAATTTAGAATTATCTTCGGTATGTGAGCAAAATAGAGTTGGATTAGTAAAAATGAGATCCATTATTATAGTTTGGTCGTCTTTTATGGTGAAATTGTGTGTAAAATAATACATAAGCTTTTCATCGTATAACTTCATATATGTGTCTATTAATTCTTTTTTTAACAGAAAAAAACCACCTGCAAAACACGGTTCTTCTAATTGATATGTTGGTTGATTTGTTAATTTATTTAAATAGTGTGTTTTGATATCATTTTGCAAAGACGAATAAGTGAAAATATTATTTTGAACGCAGCCATAATGTATACAATTTTTACTAAAAGGACCATTTAATAAGTTATAATTATTTGGCCATTTTTTTAAAAAATGAGTATGTAAATTATTTGGTCGATTACGAAAATAACCTATATCACACCAACCGTAATACAATGTATCAAAATATTTATTTTGTATTGTTTCATTAACCAAAAACACTTTTTCATTCCATAACATATTTACTTGCCAATCAATATGTGAATGTAGCCCTAAATTACTTTTTTCGTGATTTCTAATCCAAAAATCCTTATATTTATATGTATAAAAACAATCAAAAGGTTTTAATATTATTTTTATGTTTTTGTTAGTAAAATCAATTAAATTGATTAATGTTTTTAATGAAATGTAATCAGTAAAGATAACTAAATTAAAATTACTAACAATGGACAATAAATTGGTTATCCATATTAAATATGTTTTAATATCAAATTTTGATTTCAAAATATACCAACAGGTTGAGAATGTAATTAAATTATTATTACTTGACATTGAAATAATAACTTATATTATTTTAACGATTTATAAGTAAATAATATTTATTTAACGATTTATAAGTAAATATTATTTAATAACTTTTTTATCACGCATTTCTTTAATAGCCTTAAATAATTTGGCTTTATCTAAGTCTTGCATTAATTCTTGATAGTTTGTTACTCGTTTTTCTATATCACTGTAGTCTTCGCGTTGAACTACTGTTAAAGGAGTAATTAAATACCACCTGCTATTATTTTGTAATACAAACCAAAATTTATCTATAGCATATTTAACTGCTTCAGTAGGTGTATTTATTAAATGTGTAAGACCCATTTTTATATTAGATATTAATACATTAATATAATGACCGTTTACTAAATAACCTGTGGTTGTTTGACATCGGCTAACTTTAACACAGGTGTCATCTATTATTTCAAATGGAGGCATATTATTGCCTGCAAATAGTATTACATCCCAATTATTATTATGTAATTCAAAGAATTTATTTATTTGGGTTTTGAATAATGAGGGATCGAGAAAGGTGATATCATCTTCGACGATTAATATATGGTCTAATTTATTTTTCTTTGCGTCTTCTAATATTTTTAAGTGGCTCAAACTACATCCAATAGCGCCATTGGTCATTTTTATAGCGTTAAATCGGGTAGTTTTAATTCCAATATTATTCAATTGATGTTCGACGTGTTCTTTACGATCGGTTCTATGTTCTAAATTGATGTAAAAAGCATTTTTAATATCATCTAAACAATTAATAGTCATTATAACAATAATTTATATAATGTTTTTATAATGTTTACATAATTATATAATGTTTACATAATTATATAATGTTTTAAAAATGTTATATTAAAATAATTATATAATGTTTTAAAAATGTTTCAACGATAAACACCGCCTAAACGAATATTAGCACTGGGGGTTGCTCTTGGCTTTGCTGCAATACTTCTAGCATAAGCAGGAGAATACTTATTTATATTTTGTGGAATATTAAACTTAGGCGGAGGTGAAGGTGGTAAAGTTTCTTTAGTTGGATCGGTTGAATTATCATAACTATATTTAATAATTTGTTCAGCTTCATTTTTCCCATATTTTTGTATCATTTCATTTTTTTTTTGAATGGTTGGATAAAAAGGTATTTTAGACCAATCATCTGTAAAATGTTCTGAGGTGACCGTTTTAATTTTATCAGGATGAATTATTTTTCTGGGTGGTTCTCTTAAATCATATTTATGATAGTTATCATTTTCAAATTTAATTCCAGTCATAAAGGTGGATATATTGATAATAAACATATTATTAGCATCAATAATATGGACATTGTCTAATGGATTAGTGGATTCAGTGTCGATATTGTAGATTAATTTATGAATAGTTCGTATTCCGTCGATACCATTATCGTGAGTAGCGCGCCAAGGGTCTTTCTGATTAATAATTCTTTGAACTCCATCGAATAAATGTAGGATGTTAGGATTTCCAATGGGGAAAAATTGTGTGCGATCAATTTTAAGACCAATTTTTTCGCATCTATTTTGTAAAACGTTATCTTCCATACCCCATCCCCAGAAATTAGGGAAACCATTTATTGCTTCAAAATCTGAGCCATTTAGTGCAACAATTCCTCCAAGGGCATATGTAAATCCATAAAAATGTTTTACAATACCCGAAACGGTTTCATAATCAAAAATGGATGAAAAGGGAATAGTATCAATATCATTAAAAACAAATGTAATATTTTTATAATCATTTGGGTATTTATCTTTAATGGCAAGAAACCCGATATTTTTGGTGGCTCCTCTGTTAAAAGAACGTGGGTCGCATTGGTGAGAAAAATAGACTTCATAATCATCTTTTAAAATGCTGTCATTCATAATATTTTTCAAATAATTGGAAAAAAAATATTTATGTTGAGGACGATTTCGATAGGGAATAATAAATACAACTTTAGGAATGGTTGACATTATACTTGTGTTTAGTATTTTATTATTATTTTTATTACGAATTTTACTAAATATGACATAAAGGATTATGTAGATATAGGTAAAGGTGTTTGTGTTGATTTCGGGGTGTATTTATGTAAAATAACAGACGGCACCAATTCTTCAGTCATTTTTTCAAGTTTTTTATAACATTTATTAATGGTAACTTCAGAAATTTCGCTAATTAATCTTACTTCTCGTTTAGATATATTTAAATTACATAATTGAGATATAAAATATACAACTCCTGCTGCGATGGAATGTGGTGTATTTTCGGGCATTAAATTATTTTTTTCAATTTTTATGGAGATAAATTTGCATAATTTGGTTAGTTCAGTATTAATATTAAGTTTGCTGCAATATCTTTCAATGAAATCTTCTGGTTTAGTTTTACAAAATGCGGTTTTATCTTTATTATCCATATCTTTTTCGAGGATATTTAAAATAGTTTGGGCATTTTTACAGCCTTGAGTAGCGCTGGTGACATCAAGGTTGAACACGGCGGCTAATTCTTTAGCAGTTCTAGGGTAATTATTAATTCTGCAGGAGATATAAATGGAAGCTGCAATAAGTCCATCTTTATTATCGCCTCTAAAAGATTGTTCATAATCACATATTTTTTTATGGTAGCGAATAGCGTCGTCGATGATTTTCTTAGAAATGCCAGCATTATTTGCATAAATGGTAATTCGTTGAAATTCGTCGTATTGTGATTTTTCTTTATATGGCATAGACTGCCATTCGGTATATCGTCGAATTTTTCTCATTTCATAGGATGATTTGCCCATACATAAAACTCGACAACCGTAAGAAGATTGTTCTAAAAGAGGATTAATAGGCATACCACATCTGGTGGGATCGGAGCTTTGATTATCATCAGCGCCATAGTATCTCCATTCGGGTGAATGATCTAATATATCTTTATAGATGATTCCGCATTTATTATTAGTGCAAGTGAGAAACCCTTCATCGGAAAATGCTAAAGAAAATTGGCACCTTTCGCAATTTTCTCTGTCGCCGGCAACTCTATATAAACATTCTAAGGTGTTATTTGGTTTATCTGGATTAATAATTTCAGTGTCGAAAACATTCCATAGATTAGCTTTTTCTTGTAAAGACAAAGAATTATTATCTTTGTTCTTTTTAGTTCTTTCATTATTCATAATATTAGTCATATTAGTCATTGTTTAAATAAAACAGAATATATTTTTTTAAATCAATTTTATTTTTTATATAAATACTTTTATATATAAACACTTTTTTAAATATATATAATATATGGGAATTGGAAGTTCAACATCAAATGAAGAAGAAGATAATAAATTAGAGCCTAGACCAATATCTGAAATATTAGACTATATAGCAACACATTATATATTAACAATGGATTTTAAGAGCTTAAGAAAACTATATGATAAGGAATATTGTGATAAACTAGTTATACTAACATCTGATATAATAGAAAGATACTATACTGATATAGAAATAACATATTTATCTAAAAGGACAAAAGAGGGAGCACCAATAAATGAGAAAGATAAAATAATATTTTTTAATAAAGATTTGCTAAATAAGGTGGATATAAAGAATCCAAATAAAAAAAAAAATGTATGTATGGGAATTTCTAAATTTTATATTAAAATTGCGCATATTTTTGCAGCAATATTAACGACTATAAATCCAATATATGTATATAAGGATACAGAAGGAAATACGGTTCGTGCATCATTATATGAAAAGAGTAAAATACCCAAAGATGCCCAAGTGGATATTTATAAATTAAATATTTGTAGTAATCGTATCAATTCATTGGAAAATAACAGATCCTTGGAAAATAACAGTCCCTTGGAAAATAACAGTCCCTTGGAAAATAACAGTCCCTTGGAGCCAGATGCTAATGGAGATATAACTATTGGTCCTGATTTTTGTAATATTAATATAGGTGATGATGGAAAAGATAAAGATTTGTTAGATGAGCCGGGTATTCCAGAATTAGAAGAATTATATTATGATGATAATTATGATTTTGATACCGGAAAATTTACGGAAATGTCTGAAAAAACAAAGGAGATGTATTTATATAATTTACAGATATTTTATAATGTGTTTACTGGAGAAAAGGTTATGCCAGAAACGATCACAAAATTTAGTGACATAAAATTACAAAAATACCATAAAAAGGAACATTGTAGAGGTGTAAATCCAAAATTAACACGTGAAATAAAGGGTTCTTTAACTGATAAATTATTTAATGACTATGCTGAAAATTTGAAAAAAATGATTCAAACCGCAAATAAAAATCAAGAAGAATTATTAAAAATAATTAATCGTCTTTTTGTTTATGTAGTAGATCCAGAAATGAAAAAAAAACAAATACGTATTAATCCTTCTTTAACGGAAGACAGTTTACAAGATGTAGTAATTGAGGCAAGATCACTAATAATTAAATTATATTTAACGTGTGAGGTAAACTATGTGAATGGGTTGAATATATATGAGGCAATAGTAGATCAAAAAATATTGGATACACTTCAAAATCAAACGCAATATCTTGAAAAAAAACGAGAAGAAACATATTTTAATGATGACATACCAGAGTCAGCAGAGTTAAAGAAATTAAAAGAAAGGGTGAAAAATATGGAAAATACTGAAAAACCAAAAGAAAATATAGAAATACCAAAAGAAAATATAGAAATACCAAAAGAATATATAGAAATACCAAAAGAATATATAGAAATACCAAAAGAAAATACTGAAAAACCAAAAGAAAATATAGAAATACCAAAAGAAAATATAGAAATACCAAAAGAATATATAGAAATACCAAAAGAATATATAGAAATACCAAAAGAAAATACTGAAAACCCGGAATACAATTTACAAGAAGGAAAAATGAAAATTATAATAGAAGGAAATATTGAAAAACAATTAACGAATGAAAATATAAATAAACATCAAGGTCTAAAATATGATATGCCTGTATCAGCAATGGCTGCAGGAAAAATCCGAAAATAATATATATATTGTAAAACAACTTAAAGAGTCTTTAAGTCAAAATAATATATATATTGTAAAACAACTTAAAGAGCCTTTAAGAAAAGGAATAAGAATTTGAACGAATACTTCCTCCTTCGGATAATCCATATACCGATTGATACATTTTAGCCTTGCAAGATTTTAATTTACATTTTAATTGTGTTCCTTTTATCGCATTTTTATTACATCTTGGTGTCGTTTTGTTAAAATCCTTTGCAATTTTGTTACATCTTTGGGTTTTATTTTTATATTTTGTTCGTATTTTACTTGTCATTTATATTATTACTAAATAATATAAATTTATATTTTACTCAAATGAATATTTACATACGACCGGCTTGGGCAGCTCTTTGAGCAGCAGCGGAAGCACTACGTCCGGCTTGGGCAGCTCTTTGAGCAGCAGCAGCGGCGGATTTAGCAGCAGATGCGGCACGAGTTGCAGAAGAACTACGGGCAGCAGAAGCAGCCCTGGAAGCAGCCTTAGACGCGGCTTTAGACGCAGATTTAGCGGCGGATGCAGCAGATGCAGCACCACGAGCAGCCGTTCTTTTCATTGATCTACCGCGAGCCGCCTGAGCAGATCTACCGCGAGCCGCCTGAGCAGATCTACCGCCGTGTTTGCCGCCGTGTTTGCCGCCGGATCTACTACGATATTTACGAGATTTAGCCATTATATAATACCCTTAGAAAAAAATAATTTCAAAATATTAAAAATATTTTAATTAATATGGAATAATTCGCTAAATATAAAAAATAATTATTCTAAATATACTAATTTTTAATTACCAAATTGTGTCAGTAGATGGCCAATACATTTTATCTCCCTTTTTAATATTATATAAACTTCTAAATAATTCTAAACGAGCTAAAGGACAATTAACTCTATATTTATCCATAGGATGCGGATTTGTTTTTAATTGCGCCTTTATTGCTTCATCGAATATTTTTTGTCTTGCCTGAACTGCTAAATAAATAAAAAAAGCGTGAAATGATACCGCGCGAATCGGAGTAATATCTTCATGATATTCTTGAAAATCTCTTAAATATTCTTGGCAAATGGCTATACCAGAAATATCTGCTAAATTTTCACCAGTGCTTAAAGTCGCATCCATTTTTATACCATCATAGCTGGCAAATTGTTCGTATTGTTTAACTACATCTTTCACTTTCCTATTAAATATATTACGATCGTGTGTTGTCCACCAATTATGTAAGTTTCCTTGTTCATTATATTTACTTCCTAAATCATCTAAACAATGAGACATCTCGTGTGCTAAAGTGTATCCAATATGTGCTAAATTATATTCAATTCCTCTTTCATCAAGATCAATAAATGGTTTTTGTAAAAATGCTAAAGGAACGTAAATAGAATTTTCGGTAGGCGTATAATATGCATTCACAATATATGATTGTTTACCAACCATTTTAAACTCTTCCCAATCAATAATAGGAATATCAATATCACTCGATGTTCCATCTATTTCAATAAATTTTTTTGATCTCCATACCGCTAGTAATTGAAGATTATAATACGCATTATCATTACTGTAATCCAATATTGGATCGTCTCTTAATATTTTTGGACTACCGACTTGTAAGTTTATTTTTTCTAATTTTAATAAAGCATATTTTTTAGTAGATGGAGATAACCATTTATTTCGTTTAATAATTCTTTTATATACAGTTAATAAATCAGCAGCCATATTATGTGTATAGTCAATATATTGCTGTTTTTTATTCGTTTCAATATATTCGTTTGTTAAAAAGGTATTGAAGCAAAAGGATAAGCCAAAAACAGGATATATTTCTTTGGGATAAGGAATTGGTTGTCCCTTTTTAAATTTGCCGTGAAATTCGTAATATACCAATCTCCATTCTTTGTGAAATCGCATTAATTGTCTTAAAATCATATAGATATAATATGTCCTCCATTTCTTGCCTTTCCAGGCATTATCTTTATTTAAAGTATTAATAATACATTTTAAATAATTTGTGCTTGAACATATAAATTTATCAGGGGTATTTTTATAACCAATGTTTTTTGTAAATATATCCCAATCAAATCCATATTTTTTAAAGGCTTCATTTTTCGTTACAACATTATATCCTTCCGGATCGTCTTTTACCTCGTCACAACCTAATGCATCTAATATACTATATTCACATTCCCATACATCGATTGCATTTAATTCGTGACCTTTATCTAAACATAAGTCAAACATTTTATCAATAAAATCTAAATATCTATTTTTAAATTCTTTTTTGTATTTTTTTGTTTCTTGATCGTCGGTTGAATCTTCAATATAAATCATATAATCGTAAATTGTTAGTTGTGGTGCTGAAATGGTTGATATATATTTTTTTACATTTTTTTCGTCTTTTAAAACACTCCAAACAATTGGACAGCCCCAAGAAACAATTTCATTTTGGTTTATGTCTCCGAAAAATTCAAACATTGTTTCTCTTGATAGTAAATCGTCTATTTTTGTTACAACTTTGTTGACATATTCTTTTGCTATTTTTGAATCTAAATTATATAGAGAGTTATATACTTTTTTAATCGCATTTGACTTGGGAGTATTATTATTTTTTATATAGTTTTTTACAATATCAATTAATTCGTAGTATACTTTTTCTTGAGTTATCCTAAAACTATCTATTTGAACATAATATTTCTGTATTTTTTTTGTTTCTTCTGATTTTTCGTTAATCCATGAATAGTTTATATATGTATAATAATCATCTTTTTGTTTATATTCCTTTGGAGTAAATGGTGTATTAAATAATTTAATTAATGATTTTTCAATATTTTCACCATACTTTTCTGTATTAATGTTTTTTTCATATTCTTCTTCAAATCGATTGAAAGTATTTGCGTGCTCTTTACAATAATGTTTTAATTGTTTTTGAGATGGAATACATTTTCTAGTATTATTACTATGGCGAGTCTTACTATCGTTACTCTTACTACTACTATTATTTTTTTTTGTTCTCATATATATAATAAATAATAAATAATAAATAATAAATAATAAATAATTAATTAATCTTATTTTCAATCTTATTAAGTAAATCTTCGCTATAAACCAATTTACCTGAAGGCTTATATGAAGTTATTGGAGTATATTTTTTACTATTTTTAAGTTGTTGTATATCATTTTGAATATTTTCTTCATCAGGTTTTTCTTCTTCGATTCTTTCACCATACTCATTGATAATAATACCTGTTTTTTTTTTAATTTCGTTTCTTACATATGATGGAACCCAGTGTTCCCAGCAAATAAATAAGGTATTTGGATGAAAATATCTTACATTAAACCCATTTTCTTGTAATGTATTCATTAAATATGCTATACACCCAGCTTGATCATATTTTGGAACCCCAATAATAATTTCTGGAACAACAAACCAACAAAATTTTTCGTGTATACTATACCTGGAAGTTGTTCTAATTCTCACGTGAATACGATTTAAGATTTTTTTAAATAATTCTAACTTACTTAAATCAATTAAACGTTTTTTTTCATATAAGTCATCGATATTTATCTTTTCAGAAAAGTCTGAGAAATTTTCCAAAGTAAAAATATTTGCCATTTGATATCCTTAAAGAAAAATAATTTTTATTTTTTCGGAAATATTATAAATAATATAATATTACCATAAATAATTATTTAAAATTAATCATATTTATGTAATTATGACAATAAAACATTTAGTTATAAGTGGAGGAGGGCCTTTAGGGTTAAGATATTTGGGCGCATTAGAAAAGTTACAAAAAGAAGGTGTTTGGAAACAAGAGAATATCATATCAATATATGGAACATCAATAGGTTCTATTATTGGTGCATTTATTTGTCTGAATTATGATTGGGAAACGTTAAATACTTATGTTATTGATAGACCTTGGCAAGATGCATTCAAAGTAACTGCTAAACATATATTTAATTCTTATTATAATAAAGGATTATTTGATAAAAAAATTTCTGAAATTGTGTTTAAACCATTATTAGAAGCAAAAGATCTTACTATTAATATAACTTTACAAGAATTTTATGAATTTTCAAAAATCGATTTGCATATTATTACATTTGAATTAAATAAGTTTGAGACGATTGAACTTTCACATACAACGCATCCAGAATTAAGTTTACTACAAGCATTAACAATGTCTTCATCATTGCCAGGAATATTTATGCCAACAATAATAGATAATAAATGTTATATTGATGGGGGAGTTATGTGTAACTATCCATTAAATCAATGTTTAATGGCTAATAATAATAAAGATGAGATATTAGGAATTAAATTTTTACGTGATGAAGAAAATGGTGTTTTTAAAAATGCGGAGATTACTGCAGAGACGTCTTTATTAGAATATGTAGTATGTTCAACCATTAATTCTATGAATTTTATACGAGACACTGTTAAAATAGAAAATATAGATAACACTGTTATTTGTTATATTTTAGAAAATCCATTAACATTAGATTTTATTCAAGAAGTAATAAAAAATAAAGAATTAAGACGCGAATGGATTGAAATGGGTGAACAAGATGCTATTCCATTTATTGATAAGTATTTAACAATTAAAGAACAGTATTTAAAAATTGTTCCATAGTTGATTTGGTTGGTTTAGCGTCGTATTCAATAATTTGATTGTCTTTTGATAATTTAATTGTTGGATAACCTTCAATTGTATATTTATCCATTAGTTGAGAAACTTCGGCACTTTCATTAGTGCAATTATATTCAGCAAAATGTATTGTGTAACCATTTATTGATTTGCCATCATATTCACTCTTTAAGGAATCCCATTCCGGTTTAGCAGTCTTACAATGTGGACACCAATCAACATAAAATAACATTAATGTGGCTGTTTTATTAGAATTTTGTTCTTTTGGTATATTTTCTCTGTTCGCGTGAAATAAAGTGTTTGAATTTGCATATTGTTTATATGCATAAATACCAAACCCTAAAAATAACACAACACAAACACAAATTATAATATTTTGTCTTGTGAATAAATCTTTAATACTTCCTCCAGTTTTTGAAAAAGGAGAATTATAATTTGGTGACATTGATTGAAAATTATTATTCATTATATACTAAATGAGAATAAATTATATAGAATCGTTTAAACGAATATACCTAAATATTATTTTAATTTCAAAAAAAGTGTCGAATTACTGAAATAATAAGAGCCAATACAAAAATAGAAAATATATAACCGCATAATATATTGGTTTTTAAATGATTCCATTTGTCATTCCAAATATTTACATTAAAGTGATTAACAAATTTGTTAGTTTGTTGAGTATTAAAATATAAAGTATATCCTAAAAGAGCTATAATAATTATTTTACCAAACATAGATGGTAACCTAAATGTATTTAATGGTGTTAGAATAAATAATATAATAAGTATTACAGATACACCAAGACACATACACACATTATGGGTAGATTTTGAAAATTCAACAATGATGGAAGATGTATTTAACGATGTATTTAAAGAAGCCATAGTTAAAATATATTTATATTTTATTTTTTATATTTATATATAAATGAGAAAGACACGTAAAAAAAATAGACATAATAAGTTGACAAAAAGAGTGTTTAAAAAAGGAGATTTTTATTCAGGGGATGGATTTCTAACAAGTGTTTGGGGACCAGCTATCTGGCACTCTCTTCATATAATTAGTTTCAATTATCCAGTAAAACCAACTAACGAAGAGAAAAATCAATATAGAAATTATGTTTTATCATTACAAAATGTGTTACCGTGTGGAGCGTGTAGGAAAAATTTAAAAATGAATTTTAAACATTTGCCTTTAAAAATGTCTGATATGGAATCCCGCGATAGTTTTTCTCGTTATATTTATGATTTACACGAATTGGTAAATAAAATGCTTAAAAAAAGGTCAAACTTATCATATTGTGATGTAAGAGAAAGATATGAACATTTTAGGGCGAGATGTGTCGATGAAAATCCGAAAGTATTTAAATATTCCGATATCAAAACAAGAAAACATAAAAGGGAAAAAGGATGCACAGAACCATTATATGGCAAAAAAGCTAGATGTATATTAAATATTGTTCCTCAAAATAATAAGGGTCAAAGCATTAAAATTGATAAAAAATGTATGAAACATAGGTAATATAAGCGGTCTAATAATAAAATAAACAAAATAAATAAGAATCAATATCATCAAATAATTTAAATGTTGTATACAATGGATGTTCTCTATCTGTTTTACGAAAACGATTTAAATGAACATAACTAGCAAATTTTTCATAAACTTGTTTTACATTGTCTTTATTAATATCAGTGAATTCTTCATAATCAATCACAATATCGCAACCAAAAGTGTTTTTATTTTCAATAAAATGTTGTGGTTCAAATTTAAATGTTAAGAGATGGTTTATTGTTTTCAACAGATATTCAATATTACAATCATTCCATAAAAATGTTAGACTATCTTGAATAATAGTAGTTTCAAATGTTTTAGCAATAGGGTCATTCGTATGATATCGACATTTGTTTTGTTCATTATAAATAGTCATTAGTATAAAAACAATTACATCGCGTTTATTATGTTTTTCTTCGTTTTCTAAATACTCATCAAGAGAATCTAAATATGATTGTGGATGTTTATAACTATTATTACCTTCTTGAAGTAATTCAAGGAAATTTTTTAAAACAGATGTATATAAGTCTAAATCATTTTGTAGCTTATCTGGTGTCGTTGCCATTTGTCTAGCTATATATATTGTATAATCTTTATATTGTTTTGATATATATTTTACATGCCAAACGAACTGAAATCGCTGAGAATAGGAACAGGCATTATGTCTGGATTAAACGCATTATAATTAGGGACTTTTTTACACGAAAAATTCGGCTCTGGACATCGTGCACAAGCAGGACAAGCTGGACATTTGGTAGCATCAAAATTATCAGGACAATTTTGTATAACAGATGGGCATTTTGGACAAACAGGAGGAACAATTTGCGACTTTAATATATACAAATCTTCATCCCCTGAAGGAATTTGAGCACGTGTAATTCCATTTGATTGAGAATTATAATAAGCAGATGAATCATAGCTAGAATATGTATTTCCACTAGGACCTGTTAGTGTTGTAGATTGACTGCCGTGAGGTCCATAATAAGTGGAAGCACTAACATCTGTACCAGTGGTATTATTTTGAGAATCATATTGATTTATGGTGTTATCTTGACTATCATTGTTATTAACATTGTCGCCGGTATAAACAATTTTAGATCCATCTGGAGTTGTAATTTCAACCGCTTTGTTTCCGTTGCTGTCAGTAATCATTTTAGCGGATCCCCCATTTGGTCCATAATAAGTAGACACGCTAGCATCAGTGCTGTTTGTGTCAATATAATAAATTTCAGTGGTTCCATTTTTGTTAGTTATAACAATAGTATTATTATTGGGTGTTTGTATTACTTTAGCAGTTGCTCCATCAAGGCCATAAAACACACTGGGAATGGATGTTCCATCATAATGATTATAATTATCATAACTAGTAGTTTTTCCATTTTGTGTAGTGGCTGATGCATTTCCAGTGTTTTGATTATTTGTTAGTATTAAAACAATATTCCCATTCTTATCCTTTACTTTAATAACAGTAATATTATTTGAATGATTTACAGTGGCGGTTGCTCCATCAGGTCCTGTATAAGTATTATCAGATGTTCCGCGGGTGTATGTAGTAGTTCCATTACTAGTTGTAACGATAAGACTATAATTGCCATTAGTGTCTTTTTGAAATTGAGCGGATGCACCATTTTCTCCATAAAATGTTTTGCTGTAATAACTATCTTCCATACCTTCAATAGTTTCGTTTCCGCTTAAAAATGAACATAAAATTAATCCTAATAATAAAATAACAAAAAATATTAAACAATACTCATCCTTCATTGTATAATTTATATAGTGAAAAAAATTGATTTATTTAATTATATATTTATTTAATTATAAATATATAAACTAAGAATGTCAATGAACAATAAAGACGATTGGGTTAGTGCTATTATTATTGATGATTCGGATGATGAATCTACGGATGTTAATGATAATAAAACTCTTAAAGCTATTAAAGCTACGAATACAAAACAATATGAAGAAGAAATTGAAAAAGTAATTGAAATAATCCCTATTATTAAAAAGAAGAAAATGGTTGAGCCATTAAAACAAATGTTTATGTCGGATACAACAATTATTGAAATAGGTATAGATGAAGCAGGAAGAGGGCCAATGTTTGGTAGGGTCTATGCTGGAGTAGCCGTTTTACCTAAAGATGATATATTTGATCATTCTTTAATGAAAGATAGTAAAAAATTTACTAGTAAGAAAAAAATAGAAAATGTTGCTGAATATATAAAAGAAAACGCCATAGCTTGGGCTGTTGAATATGAAGATGAACAAACGATTGACGATATAAATATTTTACAAGCAACGCAGTCAGCAATGCATAAAGGTATTAAAAATGTGCTTGCTCAATTATCAAGTAAAACGGATATCGATTATGATAACATACTTTTATTGGTTGATGGAAATTATTTTAAACCTTATTCAATATTAAATAAAACAAAAACAAAATTTGAAAGTATAAAATGTCAAATGGTTGAAGGAGGTGATAATAAATATACCTCTATTGCAGCGGCTTCTATACTAGCAAAGGTATCAAGAGATAAATATATTGAGGAACTTTGTATTGAAAATCCGGAATTAATAGAACGTTATAGTATTGATTCAAATAAAGGTTATGGTTCAAAAAAACATATGGATGGAATAAAAAAATATGGAATTACTAAGTGGCATAGAAAGACGTTTGGAATTTGTAAACAATTTGCTTAAAACATTATAAACACGTTATAAAAAATGATTCATATAATATTTTTTATCTTATTATATAAATGGTAAAAGTGTGTGCGTTTGATACTGAGATGACAGGATTACCACCAGAAGAATTAAATTCTAATAATGTAAAAACATTGTGGAATATAAAGCCTGATGTGTGGCCATTTATTATTCAATTGAGTTATATTTTATACGATACTGAAACTAATAGTGTTAAAATATTTAATAAATATATTGATATTCCAGATGACGTAAATATTACGAAAGGTAGTATATCGGTCCACCATATTACTAAAGAAAAAATAGCGAATGTTCTTCCTGAAAATAGAGCGACGATAAAGGATGCATTAAATGAGTTTTTCCGTGATATTAAACAAGTGGATATTATTGTAGGACATCACGTGATATATGATAGAAAAATAGTAATTGCTGAATTATTGCGTTTATCAGAAAAAAATGATTCACCACGAATTCAATATATGATGGATGACGATAATTTTGAATGCACAATGACGAAAACGAAACAGATTTGCAAATTGAAATATAAGGATAAAAATGGGAAATATAAAATTAAAAGGCCTAAATTATTAGAAGCTTATAAGCATTTTTTTGGTAATACATTAAATGAAAAAAAATTACATAACGCATTAGTTGATGCAGTTGTATGTTTAAGAGTTTTTTGTAAATATAAATATTCTATTGATATATATGAAAAAAATCCTATTATAACTAATTATATTAAACAAATTTCTCATAAACCAAAGAAAACAAAGAAAACTAAAACATCTAAAAAAAAGAAGAAATCAAGAAAAAGCAAAAAATATTAAGCAGAACACATTTCACAGATTTCTTCTTGTTCTTCGACATTTTCTTTCGTTTCTGGTTCAATTGTGAATTGTTGAGCTTGATGTTTCGCTTTTCTTCTTAAATAATATATACCTGTTTTTAATCCTCTTTCCCACGCATAAAAGTGCATTGATGTTAGTTTGTTATAGACAGGATCTTCCATCCATAAATTTAAACTCTGGCTTTGGCAAATATATGGGCCTCTATCGGCCGCCATATCAATAAGATGTTTCATCGGAATTTCCCAAACAATTTTATATTTATTTCGAATATGCTGTGGTAAAATAGTTAATTGTTGAATAGAACCTTTATTTGTGATAATATTATTTTTGATCTGTTCATTCCAATAACCTAATTGGATTAATTCACGCATTAAATATTTATTAACAACGACAAATTCTCCTGCAAGAGTTCGTCGACTATATAAATTACTTGTAAATGGTTCAAAGCATTCATTAAAACCCAGAATTTGAGATGTGGATGCGGTTGGCATTGGTGCAACTAACAACGAATTTTGAAGTCCATATTTAATAATCTTTTCTTTTAAATGAGTCCAATTGTATCGACACAAAGAAGGAGTAACCGACCACATATCAAATTGAAGAATACCTTGTGAAGCAGGAGATCCTTCAAATGAACTATATGCTCCTAATAAGTTTTTATTTGTTCTAGAATATCCGAGTTCAATTAATAACTCCGGATCCAATTGTTGTAGTTGTTCTGTTTTTTCCATTGCCAAATCATTACTTTTTTCTAAAGCAGCGTGATATATGGTCTCAAATATTTGTTTATTAAGTTCCTTTGCTTCATCGGAATGAAATGGAATATCTAATAAAACAAATGTATCGGCTAACCCTTGAACTCCAATGCCAATTGGTCTATGTTTAAAATTGCTATTTCTTGTTTTTTCCGTCGGATAAAAATTAATATCAATGACTCTATTTAGATTGTTAGTTATGACCTTTGTTACATAGTGAAGATGGTTAAAGTCAAATGATTTGTTAGTTTCGTTAACAAAAGATGGTAGACCAATTGAAGCTAAATTACATACGGCGGTTTCTTTGTTATCGGAGTACTGAATTATTTCACAACATAAATTTGACGATTTTATAGTGCCTAAATTTTTCTGATTTGATTTAATATTGCACGCATCTTTATACAATAAATAAGGTGTGCCTGTTTCCATTTGAGCATCTAAAATGGCAAACCATAAATCTCTGGCATTAATTGTTTTACGTGCTTTACCTTCGACTTCATATTGTTTATATAATTCATTGAATTTTTCTCCGTATACATCGGATAGCCCAGGGCATTCGTGTGGGCAAAAAAGAGACCATTTACCATTCTTTTCTTTAACTCTTTCCATAAATAAATCTGAAATCCATAAAGCGTAAAATAGGTCACGTGCTTTCAGTTCTTCGTCGCCGTGATTTTTGCGTAACTCTAAGAAATCAAAAATATCTGCGTGCCACGGTTCTAAATAGATAGCAAATGATCCATTCCTTTTTCCAGAATTATGAACTAACCCCATATCTGTTAAATAATTATGATTATCAATCATATTAAAATCATATACAGAGCCTTTATAATGAAGTTGTTTAATTTTTTTAATTCTCCCCCACAGAAATCCATTCCATTCGAAATATTTAAAAAATTTACCTTGTTCATTTGTAAAATTTAAAATTTCTCTTAAAACATTATGTTTGGGAATTCTTAAACAATATGATATTTTTTTATATGTGATTGTATCTCCATAACAAGTTATATGGGATTTTCCAATATTATTTTGAACATTACCAGATGTCAATACCCCAAGTCGTAATAATAAATATCTTAATTGCATTATTAATGTTTGCGAGGTATTATAAAAATATAATTCTTTTAAATTAGAACCATCTGTTCTTAATAAACCTTCAATTATTTTAATTATTTTGTGTTTAGGTAAATGTAAAAAATCATTTGTTATTTGCTTATTATTATCATCATTATTGTCATATAATATTTCTCTAGATAACCCAAGTGTCGTATTATTATAATTAGACCATTTTATAGCTACACAATTGTTTTTATAATTTTCCCAGAATTTTATATCTCTTTTTGTTAAAAATTGTCTTGTAAATTCTATTAAATCTGATTTTGCCTCTAAACCGAGGGTTATGCCTGATTCTCTTTCATTTCTACATATATGACCATCGCCTAACATCATTCCATAAAATTTATAGTAATCAATGTCATCTAAATCATTATCTTTTTCAAAAGTAGGTAAAGGAAACCCAACAAGGTCATTTTCGCATAATTCTGATGCAGTAAAATAATCTGGTTTTATTATTTTTTGTTGGAGACGATTTTTAATGACGTTATAATTTAACATTTTTGTTTGATTTTTAATTAAATAAAGTTCATGTTCTTTGGTTACTTTAACTGGAAACATTGAATTAGTAATACGAATTTCTAAAATTTCTTTATCAACTTGATTTATTATAATTTCGTTTACTTTTTTAAATGACCCATCATTTGTGATTAACTCATCATTTGTAGTTATATTTTCCATTTGTACAGGTCCTCTTTTGGAATATACCCAAGTGTCTGGAGTAAAACATTGATTTACGTAGCGCGCGGTGTTATTAAATACACGCAACATTGGCACTAAACCATCTGTTTTTCCATTTGTTCCTTTAATATGTGAATTTTTAGCGCGTATATTATGAATATGAAGTCCAATTCCACCAGAGTATTTAGAAATTAATGCACAATCTTTTAAGGTATTGTAAATACCATCGATACTATCTTCTTCCATAGCTATTAAATAACAGCTAGATAATTGAGGTCGAGGTGTTCCTGCGTTAAATAATGTTGGTGTAGCGTGAGTAAAATATTTTTGTGACATTAAATTATATGTTTCTTCAACAAGCTTTAATGAGTTGGGATTTGTAATGTCTCCATGGATGCCTATAGAAACACGCATCCACATATGTTGAGGACGCTCAATAATTATATCATTTTTTTTAAAAAGATATGCTCTTTCAAGTGTTTTAAATCCAAAATAGTCAATTAAATAATCTCGATTATAATCAATAATATTATCAATTTCTGTTTTATATTTTTTTACAAAATTCCAAAGGTCTTCAGATACAAGAGGATATGTTTCTCCGTGAATATCAATAAACATATATAATGTTTCCATAACATCACTAAATTTATCATTGGTATTTTTTTGATGGTTGGAAACAACAATGCGTCCAGCTAAGGTGCCATAGTCGGTATTTAATGTAGAAAGAGAGGCACATTGCTCTGCGGCTAATTCATCAATTTTGGTGGTTGGAATTGTATCATATAACTGATCAATCACTTTCATAACTAGTTGTTGATAATTAATTTGTATGGAAGCTTCTTGACCTAATTTTTTAATTCTTGTTAAAATTTTATCAAATGCAATCTCCTGCAATTTGCCGTTTCTTTTTGTAACACGCATATCGGTATTTTCCATCATATTATATATATATGGTAATTTAATTTTAAGTCAGTTTTCATAAATTAAATTAATAAGTTTTTATATAATTCTATATTATATGAAAGATAAAATTGACACGTTTGGAAAAAGTATTACATTTTTAATAGGAATAATAGTAGTAGGTTTATTTTTAGCTCCATTTATTAGAGGATTTAATGAAGGATTTAGTGGACTTTTAAATCCTGGTTATTTTCCTAAGTCTGTTAATCAAGTTATATTAGATGAGTTTCCCCAAATAGGAAAAAATAAAACATCTGATTATAATTATGATGAAATATGGTGGCACTATCCTGTGTTTAGTCTAGGTTCTTTTAAACAAATAACTAACAATTTGAAACATCACCGTAATCCGGACCAAGGAAATTGTATTCGTGCTGATTTTTGCGGAGCGGCGTATAAAGATAATAAAAACGCAAAAACAAATATTATTACACCTTTACCTGAAGCGGAAGAAGGAGAGGGAGCTAGAGTAGGATATTTCAGAAGTGAACCAAATAAATTATTTTTTTCAATTCCAACCAATCAAAATATTTTATATTAAATACTAATTAAATTGTATATCTAGTATAGGAATATATACAGTATTATCAATGTCCTTTTTAATTACATTGATTTTGCCAGTTTCTTTATTAAATTGTAATAAACATCCTGAACCGGTGTTTGTTGTATTTTCAACTAATGTCTTTTTTTGTTTGCGATTAGGCGCTCGATGTTCATAACCGCTAATTCTTTCTTTTTCAATAATGGTCCATATATCTTGTAACAAAGGAATATTATCTTTAAACCATTGTTTATTTCTACAAACTAACACACAACTCAAAATATCTAATTTCCAATAAATAGTTTTAATAAAAATATATTTATATTCAGAATTTTGATAATTATCAATATTTTTTTCCTGCCATTCTTCCATTTCTTTGGGATGAATTATGTCTAATGGTTTATACAAGTAAAATGGTTTACCTTCTTTTGTGTGAAAATATATAATTATACCTTTCATTTGGTTATCTTTTGATACACAAGTGTTTTGAAATTCCAACCCATCTTCATCTTCGTATAATTCAATTGATGTATCTGATAAATATGTTGTATGATCTGTATATTCCGTGAATTTTGTTTCAAGAAAGTCACATTCATCGAGATCACATACTTCCATTTGTAATTGCATTTGAACCCAATATTCTTTCTTTGGAATTCCATTAATTACACGATTAACGATATTTTTTATTTCCAACATACGACCATATCTTGTTGATTTTTTATCAACATTTATTCCATCGGGGGATGCTCCTAAAAATGGATATGTCTCGTGTTGAATACAACCAAAATCTTCTATTTCTGTATTATATAAATGTTCATAAATAATTACAGATAATGGTTCATATTTTTGTCCCCAATGTAGAGTCGTATTGACATTTACCATTGTAATTTGCTTACACTCTTCAAATAAACTTTGGTTCAATGGTTGACATTTTTCATAAATAAGTTGATTTTTTACGTTTTGATTTTCAAATGCTTTATATGCATTGGATGCTGTAATTAAATTATGGCGAAATTCATACCATTCTTTGGTTCTTTGGGTTGGCTGTGGTTTATTTCTTAATATATTTATTTGTTTTTCCACGAAGTTGGAATTGGGTTCTTGTAAAATAATTGTTTCTGAGTGAGATCGGGGACATAAAAAATATTCGAAAAAATCACTTTTGGCTTGTTCAATAATATCATCAATTTCTTCCTCGGCATCATCATTATAAAATATATCAAGGTCAAAATGCAAATGAACTATTTCACATATATCTTCATCAAAAAACTCTTCAAATTCTGGCTCAGTAATAATGGTTGGATTTTCATTAATAAATTCATCCATTAAGTGTAAACACATTTGGTATAATTCAATATGTTCTTCTTCATTGAAAAAACATATATTTTCTTCGACGACAATTAAATCCGTTATATCATATAATGTATTAGTCATATTATATAATATGTTAGTTTATGTTTATATTATTATATAATATATTTATTAACTCTCTTTTTCAGAGTCAGAGTCATCATTTTTAATATTTTTTGCGGTTCCTTGCTTTTTCTTTGGAGCCAATCCTTTTAAAGTGGAGACTCTTTTATCAATGTTTTTAAGAGTAAAGTGATTAGAAGGTTTATTATGAAATAAAGCTGGTATATCTTTAATTTCACCAGTATCTTTATTATAATTGACATCTTTTACACGTTGTAACTTCTTTTTATCAAGACAATCTTTAAAAAATGTAATTAATTCATCGTATTCAATTTGAGTTAAATTATTTGTAATCTTATAATTATCCGCAAATATATATAATTTTCTTATTTTTGCGGTTTTATCTAACTTACTCCATGGTTCATTTGAATTTGTTATTTTTTCATTTTCAAGAAATTTGTCTAAATTTGAAAGGTTACTTGAAGAATTATTTTCTGGCCAAGGAATACCATTTAAGATCATAGATTTATATTTAAGCGTTTTCAATTCATTGCAAACAGTTGTTTGTGTTTCTTTACTCATCTTATATAGTATATTGTAAAATAAGGTTTAACTCACTTTTTTATATTATATTAAAACTATATATATTTAAAATAATGTTTATATTGATTACATTATATATACAATTTTATAAAACTTAAATGCTAATACCTCTTCAGATTTTTTGTGTGTTTATTTATTTTTATGTGTATTTATATTCAAAATTATAATATAAATAATGTATAGATGGATAATAATATAAAAAAACTAATAATAATTGAACCTGAAAAAAATAAGTCTCATCAGAGTAGGACAAAAAAAATTAATTTCGAAAAAGAAATAAAAATGAGAGTTGAAACGAAAACCTGGGGATTAAATGATGAAGAATTAACTCATCAAAAACAATTAATTAATTTAATATGTGATGGATTTATAGTTAACGAAGATAAAGACAAATATAAATCGAAATTAACATCTCATATAAAAAATAAATTATGTAATTATAAACAACAAGATATTATTAAAAAAAAATTAAATGAACAACAATTTGTTAGTTATGAAGAAACAGTTCAATTATTACAAACGTGTAGTTTAAAATGTTGTTATTGTTCAAGTGAAGTATATATTTTATATGAACGAGTAAGAGAGATGAAACAATGGTCATTGGATAGAGTTGATAACAATATTGGTCATAATAGCGGAAATGTAGTAATATCTTGTTTAGAATGTAATCTCAAAAGAAGAAGAACTAACAAGGATGCATTTATGTTTACAAAAAATATGGTAATTATTAAAGAAGACTGATTTTAATTAAGTTTAATATTATATTATTTAAGACATAAATATTATAATATGTATACGTGGAAATGGAGTATAGGAGAAGCTTATTATAAAAGTGAAAGATTAAAGGGACGAGAATCAGAATCAGAAAAAGGACAAGGACCTAATTCACAAATAAACGCAATGAATCAATCTTTAGCAGATAAATCATTTTTTAATCAAGACACAGATCTAATTAACATAACAAATACAATGTTTTCAAGAAATCAAAATATAAATGAAACACAACGTGAAGACCTAGATACCAAAATAGCTGATCGCGAAATGATTGCACAAAGAGGGTTTAATCCGTTTTTACAAACAAGTTATGTAAATGATATTGTATCACACGATATGTTTTTAAAACCAGTTAATACACATTCTAAAGAAACTAATTAATTTTAAACTAACAACATCCTAAATACTTTTAACACACATAGTATGAAGTAATCGATTTACTAAATATGCTAAAAATGTATTCAAAAGAACCAATAATGAGTTCATAATAAACATCGCATCAACCTTCTTAATATTTGTAACCATAAAATAACCTATGGAAAATACACTTGTCACAAACATAACCGAAAATAATACCGATAGAGCATAAAAATAAACACAAAATTCTCTTGGCAAAGGTCCAAAATAACGATCCATAAAAGAAACAGACATATAATATTTATTTAGATATTAATTTTATTATATTTAAAAATAAAACAACTTAAATAAATCATTTAAACACTTAATAATGAATTGTAATTATACCACTCAAAATGATTTATTGCTCAAAAACTTAATGACCTTCTATAAAACAGATGACCTAAATGGGAATTATAACCCCATAAATAATTTAGATAAAATGCTAAAACTTATCACCGGAGAATCTAAAATATCACTTCGTATTGTGGATTGGTTTGCAACCAATTATTCTAAAAAATATTACACACTTTATGTAATTGAAGCAAGCGCCGATAATGTTACCCGACGATTTAAAGTATACGATGATTACAAGCTAAAGTTGAAAGCTTATAGTAAAAAAAGATTCGATCCGTTCTGCCGATGGGATAGAATAAGTATTCCATACACAAATGGAAAATTTATTGAAACCACTATTGGACAACTTAATTTTTTCAAATGGGCACTCGAAAACAAGGTGATAGATTACATTGAACAAAATTATATTGAGATTGAAAAAGATATGAATAATCGTAATAGTACTTCCAAACGAAAGGAGATTGTGACTGATAATTCAAAGACCCGAAAAAAACGTGAGGAACTGTCCGTCTCAGCGACAAAAAGTATTAAAAAAGAGCTGGTCCAAATTGTCGTCCAGTTTCATTAACAAATGCTTTTACTTTTAAAAATAAAAACAATATTATAAATAACAACTTAAAGACAATACTTGTTATCTTAATTGTGACCAAAAAACAGATTTCGTAATTGATTTAGATAATGTATGGAAATGGTTAAATTTTAGCCAAAAATATAATGCAAAATATGTATTAGAAAAAAATTTTGTTATTGATA